ACTCTATCACCACCATTCCCATATCTGTTATAAGGTTGCTGTTTTGATTTTTTCATTGTCATGTCTTACTCCTAAGTTAAATGGTATTTGATTTGTATGCTCAAACTATAGTCACTATTGATTGAGTCTGATTTAAAAAAAGCAAGAACAACCTTGCCTGCCGTTACAGCTGAACTTGACACAGTCCATGATGAAAGATATGCTTGCTCGCTTCCTGCATTAGTTACATCTGAATTATTTGCCAAAACTGTTCCATTAGATAGTGCAGATGTAGAGCCACTAGTAAAATCAAAACTCATCAAGTGCATACGTGTAGTATCTCCTGTTGCTGTATCAGCACCCTCAATAGATTTTATGGCATCTATAGAAATATTATCATGTATATACCACATACAAGGCACTAAATCGCTTGCTCTAGTGGCGTTTCCTTCTGCTGTTGTGAAAGTAGTAGCAGGGTCTGTGCTTGTACCAAATGCTGGTGGATTTGATGAATCACCAAAATTAGCACATGAAAAAGGAATTGCTTGATGTGTATCATCTGCAAAACTAGCTGATTCTGAATTTACAATACTAAATGTTGCATACTGTGTATTGACATTGTTTCCAGAAGCTGTTACTATTTCATTTGTTGTATCTACCACAAAAACATCTGTCCCATCTACTTTTCTAACTTTTAAAGAGCTTGTCGTATTGTCATTTATTGGCGATACAAGTAACTGGTCATCTGAAATATGTAGACAAGAACCGTTACCATCTCCATCTTTAATTTGTTTTGAGCTGCTAGTAATTCCATTGTTAGAATTATCTAATTGTAATAAATCTTTGTAAAAGTTGCTAGCTGGTTTTGATTTTATACTCATTATGTTGTTATGTCCCATTTAAAAACTACAGTTGCATTTGTGTCTTGTGGTGCAGTTGGTGGGTCTATAGATATTGCATATATTCTACCCTTTGTTAGTATATTGTCGCCACTTGTTGCACCTGTGGTGAAATCAAAAGTTATAACAATGTCGTCAGCTATATCGTGCGTACTATCCCATCTTCCAATCGATGTACCTGGCACTTCAGTTCCGTCTTCAGATTCATATATATGGTTTCTAAAATTGCCATCTTGTGCAATTTCACTTCTCCACATAATTTTCTCAAGTGTGCCGTTAAAAGGTGCAACAAAAGCTATAAACTCATTATTTCCTGATGTAGCTGTTTTTTCTATTATATACCCATTAAGTGGCAAATAAGAAGCATTTGCAGACGATGAGTAGTATCCACATCTTTGTATATCGTAAATAAATTTACCTTGAGATACCCCATTACTAGATGTAATTGTACTAGTTGTAGTTATGTTTCCATCAGCGTCAATATTACCACCAACTTCTAAGTTATTTTCAACTTTCACATTGTTGTCTGCAAGCTGTAAACCTGTTACGTCTTCTCCTATCTTAACAGGTTTCATATCTCTTGCTAGTGGATTGTCTAATTTTAGATGCCTTTCTAAGTTTTCTTCGTTGGTTACTTTTCTATTATTACTAGAACCGTAAGCCACTAATCTTTGCCCCACTTGTATTCACTTGCTATGTTTTTCTTGTTCTTTAGCATCTTATGTATTTCATGTTGTGCTTTTTCAATCTCGCCTATTCTTTTTTCTAATTCGTTGTTTTTTATATTTGTTGCTCTAATCTCAGGCATTACTGCCTTCCAAACGTGTTTCAGTAAGAAAGGCAGAACCTGCTTAACTAATTTATTTATTATCACTTCTCAAGCCTTTAATGAATCCACGCACCAAAGACCCAAATACGTTGTCCACAAGGTCTATAAAGTATGGCTCGACTGTCTTATTCCATACTCCTTTTGTGACGCTCCATTTACCTAGACCAAGTGTCATTACCTTGCCTAGACTTTCAAATGTGGTTTCTACTACACTGCAAATACTTTCGTTTGGTATCTTTTTTAATACCCATAATACTATTGCTGATGCTCCTCCACCAACTAAAATTCCTGAGTTACCTGTTACTGCTCCTAATATATTCTCTAACATATTGTCTCCTCTTTAAAAATGTTTGTCTTGTTTACGCATGAACTTCTCTTTAAGTCCATTGCCACTCATGCTAGCTAGTATTTCTACAATCGCTCTATAGCTAGCTTTTATTTCTGATTGTTTAATTTCTACTTTCTTTGAGTTGTCTATTAACTTAATGACAATCCCTTCTAATCTTGTAAATGATTCTCTAAGCTCTGTTTGTAGCTCGTTTGTAATCCAATCATTTTGCGTTTTAACATAGTAAGCCAAAGCCACCAAGCCTACTAAGCTAACGCCATACTCTTTAATTAGTTCAAATATATCCATCTACACTACTACCTCAAATATTGTCTTTTGTTTTCTTGTTTTGCCGTGTGACTTTGCATTGTATGCTTCAAGTGATGAGTCTATATCATACCCTTCACAGTCTACGTTTTGCAAATCTACCTTAATCCCGTCCCTGTTCCCGTTGCTATAAAACACGTAGCAGTTTTGACTAGCCCTACCATTGAGATTAAGTGCTTTCTCTGCATAGTCGTTCGCACCTACCAGTGATGACGACCTTCCAAAGTTATCTCCAACTCTTGCACTGTGAACGTGTCCAAAAATAACATAATCTATTTTTACGCCTTTCAAAGAATATCTGCCGACAATTTGATTTATACTTGTTTCTAGCTTTCCTCTTATTGAGCCATGACCGTGCATCATCAGTAAATTTTGCCCTGCAACATTTATAACAAGCTCTGATGGGTCACCATGCACAAACTCTATGTCACTATCCTTAAATAAGTATCGTAAGCATTGAAATATTGTATAATCATAGTTATCTGTAGCTACTATGCTGCTCCAACCCATTTCTTTATTTGCTCTGCCTTCGTTTCCTACTATAGATGCAACAGTTACGTTATAGTCTTTGTTCATGTCCAATATTGCTTGCTGTAGTATATCCACCCCAAGAAATGTTGCTTTAGCCCTGTTTGTAGCTTGATTTAAAAGTTCATCTAAGCGTCTATCGCTATTCATCATGTCGCCAGTTAAAGCGACAACTACATTGCTCACATTAGCTGTTTTAAAGTACAATTTAGCCCTATTTACAAAGTATTGTATCCTAGCTGACGCAACCTTGAAATCATATTTATTGTTTTCTAAATTCACCAATTCGTTGAAGTGGACATCTGAAAACTGTATAACACCTACAGCCTTATTATTGACTTTGTGTTTAGTTGTTGTGCAACTTAATTTATTATTTTCAAAAAGCGTAATTAATTCTTTACTGTATTCTTCAATGGCATTTTCTATTCTAGCGTGCTCACGAAATGCCTTGTTATGTATTCTGTTTTTGTCTTGTGCTCTCTGCTTCTGTTTTGAGAGCCTAACATTCTCTCTTACTATGTCTAAATCTGCATCGCAAATGGGGTAAATGGTTTTACTTCTACAGCTTTTACATAAATAGCGTTGCCTTCCATGTCTGTCTTTGCCCTCTCTTGTCATGCCTATGTGGTAACAATTTGGACAAACTAATTTGCTAGGGTGTATGTCTAGCACAGACCCCCTCTCATTTTAAGAAAGCGACTTTATAACATCACTAAGTTTTTTAGCTCTGTTTGGTGTTTGCCTTGCCCATTTAGAATCCAACATCTCTTTTGATGCCATCTTATATTCAAAGTTCTCTAAATATGCTAAGGTCTTCTTAAATTTTGACACTCCTGTTATACCTAGTTGATAGCACATCTCATATATAACGTCTTGTGCTTGCTCAGGTAGGTCTTTAAGGAAAGAAAATCGACGGTTAGTGTCCTCAACTAACTTTTCTAGTTTCCTGCGTAGAATCATCTCTGCTATATCTTCGTCTATAACCAAATCCTTTATAGCGAAGCCGTAACCTATTGTATCTATGCCAAGAGTGTCTTGATAAACTCTGTCTCTAAATCCTTCTGAGAGCTTTACTGCTTCTATTAACGTGCTTGTCATTATCTCTTTTGTATGTGAAAGACTAAATCTATATCATCAGCAGCAGTAAAATCAGGTGTCCCTGCAACTATTAATCCTGATACGTATACAGATGTAGACCCAGCAGCTGCTTGTAATAATTGCACAGGATTTGCACTTTCATCAGTTCCTGAAGCTGGGATAATCTTGTGAATATTAGAGGTATCTAGTGCTCCTGCTAGTTCTGCTTGTGCATCTAATACTCTACACATACCTGTAATATTCATAGCTTCTAAATCTCCATCTGCAATATCAGCAGTTGCATTGATTGTTCCAAGAGCTGTATTGTTTTCTGAGAATAACAAAAAAGCAGAAAATGCTTGTGATGCTTGGTCTATTAAATAAGCATCAACTAGTTTTGAGCAACCACCATTCCCCAAAACAGCATTTGGTATTTCTGTTGCTGTAAAAAAAACATCATTCACTGAATAAGCATCAGTAGATATCGTTGGTGTTACTCTTATAATTTCAAAATTACTGTAACTATTTGACATCTTTCACCTTCGCTTTCTTTTTCTTTGGCTTCTCTATAACAATTTCTTTGCCATCTTTGTCACACTCTACAAACCTGTCTTCTAATGATTTGATATCATGATTTGCAGTAGCTTGGAAAACTACGCCATTTGCTTTTTTAAAAAATCTTGCCATTTTATCTCCTTGTAAAAAGAGGGGAGTTTTTACGCTCCCCTCATTCAATCAGTTATTAAGAAACATCTGATAAGATATAAACACCA